AAAACCTTAGGCTTGATGATCAATCTCACTTCCACAACCGCTTTGGAATCTGAACGATTATTTATTGAGGCTTCCGATTTGGCTTATCAACAAATCGCCACGGGGGCTTTTGACTATGGTACAGCAATCAAGCAAGCTGTGATCGACGTGGCAGAGCACGGAGTTCGAACCGTTGCTTATCCCTCTGGAAGAAAACACCAACTTGACGTGGCGGTTCGTCGAGCAGTTCTTACCGGAGTTGGTCAGACTGCAGCCGAGGTTCAATTACTCAGAATTCGAGAAATGGGAACTGACTTGGTTCAGGTGTCAGCTCATATCGGAGCTCGAAACGAAGGTGAAGGCCCAGAAAATCACGAAAGTTGGCAGGGAAAAATCTATTCAATTTCTGGAGAGCACAGAAAATACAAGTCGTTTATCGAAATTACCGGATACGGAACTGGAGAAGGATTGCACGGCTGGAATTGTCGTCATTCGTTTTATCCGTTCTTTGAAGGAATCAGTGTAAAAGGCCCGGTGGATCCAGAAGATTATAAAGGGAAGACAGTCAAATACAAAGGCAAGCAACTTGATTTCTACAAGGCGACTCAGATTCAAAGATCTATCGAGCGTGAAATCAGAAAAGCAAAAAGAGTCGGTCTGGCTCTGACCGCCGCTGGTCAAGACCCGACAGATGGGAATCGAAAAGTCCGATGGCTTCAAGCGAAAATGAGAGAGTTCATTCGAGAAACCGGACTTGATCGACAATATGGGCGTGAGCAGGTCAGATACTAAATTTGATGTATAATAGAATCAATCTGGTTATCCGGAAACCTAAAAGTCCGGACACGAGAAGATGGAACCTTCTAAAAACCATAAGTGTAGTTTACTAAGGAGTCGAAAATGAAGACACAAGAATTAATTGATCTCGGCATCGAGGATGAAGACGTTCGAAAGAAAGTCCTCAAGCTCCACGGTCTGGGAATTGAGAATTTCAAAACTCAGGTCAAAGATCTCACCGATGAAAAAGGAGTTCTGACAACTCAGCTCAAAGAGGCCGGAGAAACAATAAAAGGCTTCAAAGAACTAGATGTCGAGGGTGTGAAAAAATCAGCCGAGGATTGGCAGGCAAAAGCCGAACAGGCTAAGACCGACGCCGACGAAGCAAAAGCCACTCGGGATAAAGACGTGGCGAAGCTGAAATTCGATCACTCTCTGGATGGAGCTCTTGGTAAAGCCAATGCGAAGAATGTCAAATCTGTAAGAGCTCTTCTGAATATCGAAGATCTTAAAATGGATGAAGACGGCAAAACAATCTCCGGATTGGATACCCAGCTTGAGAAGATCAAAGCCGATAATGAATTCTTATTCGACTCCGAAGACCCTGAGGATCCAAAGATTGTTCTCGGGGCTAAACACAAATCTATACTAGGTGATCCGGCCGTGAAAGCGGCTCGAACAGCCGCTGGATTGGACGAGTCGAAGGAATAAGTAAATCATGGCAAACGCAATCACACTTGCATCTAAATTTCAACCGATTCTGGATGAAATTTATAAGAAAGACTCGCTCACTGGGAGAATGGATGCAAAAACAAAACCAGTGAGCCATCTCGGAGCCAACGAAGTTAGTGTTTACAAAGTTGATCTCGTTGGTCTGGGAACTTACTCACGAGCAACCGGTTATCCGGTTGGTGACGTGACCGGAACGTGGGAAACTCTGACTCTCGCCTGTGAGCGTGGTCGTGAGCTCTTCATTGACCGGGAAGACGACGAAGAAACGCTGGGAATGGCCTTTGGGACTCTTGCTGGCGAGTATATGCGAACGATAGTGCTTCCAGAAGTGGACGCTTATCGTTTCTCGAAATACTCAAGCTTTGCCGGAATCAAAGAGGTTGGCGCTCCTGCAACCTTAACCTCTGGAACTATTCTAGCCGCAATCGATGTAGCAAAGGCTTGGATGGATTCTAAAGAAGTCCCGGGCGAAGGTCGGATTCTTTACGTGTCCGATACTGTTCAGGGCTTTTTGGATGCGGCAGTAACTCGAATGTATGGGAGTGAAAGCACCATTTCAACAGCGGTTGAGAACTACAATCGCATGGATGTAATCATGATTCCTCAGACCCGTTTTTATAAGGGAATCACCCTGGACGCTGGGGCAACAGCTTCGGCTGGAGGTTTTGTCAAGACCGTTTCCACTGGTCGAGATATCAACTTTATGATGATTCACCCAACCGCGGTTCTTCAAACCAAGAAACACGATAAACTCAAAATGTTCGACCCCGACACCAATCAAGATAAGGACGGCTGGAAAGTGCAGTACAGACTTTACCACGATGCCTGGGTGTATGAAAACAAGGTCGATGGGGTTTATTCTCACATCAAAGCCAGCTAATTCTTAGGGGCTAAAAATCAATCGTTCTAGGGGGAACGATTTGAATAAGGAGAATAATCATGTTACTTGAAAATTCTGGGATTCGAATCAGTGTCGAATCTCCGACTGAGATCGACAGAATGATGAAACTCGGATACGTCAAGGTCAAAGGCGTAAAGCCGAAGGCGAAAGACAAGGAGGAAATTTCATCTCCGGTTGATCAACCTTCGGCAGTAAAGCTTCCAGCTGGAATAGGGCTGGCGGTTGAATCTCTTGGGCTGGAAATCCCGGAAGAACTTTCTGAAATTCCCGATGCCGATATTTTGGCAGTCAAGGGAATTGGAAAGGGTACCCTCAACAGTATTCGAGAGTCCTTCCCTCTTGCCTCAGAAAAGGAAGGTGAATAATGGGTGGACTTGATTGGGCTTTAGATATCGAAAAAATTGATCAAATGTATCCCCCGGGAGAAATCGTTCGAGCTTGTAGTGTTGATGGCGACGATAATTTCTCAGGAGCTGGGGAAAGCTGGGATAGACCGTTCGCAACTATTCAAGCGGCATTGAATAAGATAAGGTTCGAAGATGATGGTGTAACGATTGCCGATGCAAAAAATCATCTAGCGAAGGTTGCAATTCGTCAAGGTCAGTACAATGAGCAGGTTTTGTTCTCTGGCTATGGAATTGAATTGATCGGTGGCGGAGTTCATGTTCCTGGAAAAGATTATGGTGTCAGCGTGAACTATGATGGGGCAATTGTAGCCGCTCCCTCAGTAATGGCTTTTTCCGGTTCAGCAATCACGATCAAAAATATCCACATTCATCAAGTCGGAGCTTACCCGGCTCTGTATTGTGCGGGTGGGGATAACAACCTTCTCGAAAATATTGTTATCGAAGGTGATGATACCAATATGACAATCGCAATCCAAATGGCCTCAATGAAAGGTTCATGGATTCGAAAGTGTGTCTTGACCCGATTCACTGAGGATGGAATATTTGTATCTGGTGGCGACGAAAAGTATTTCATCTGGGGTGGCATTGAGGACAATCTTGTATCTTCTGGCGTTTCGAATGTAAATGGAATCAGGGTTGCGGCCGCTGGTAGTCTTGTGGCTTATGGTTCCGTAATTCGTCGGAACGATGTCATTCTTTACAATGGTTCTAGTTGTAAGGGAATCGATGTGAATAACACTGGTTCAGTTCTAGTCCGGGAAAACTTTGTTTCTGTTCCGGCTTCGGCCACTCCAATTGAACACGCTGGCGGTGATCAATTCATGGCTGGAAACAAAACAGCCGCAGGAACAGTCAATGCAGATCCGTTCCCGACCGCCGCATAATCGCAAAATTCTATGGAGGCTACTGAATGACAGTTTATGTGAATTTCAGTTTTTATGAAGACACCTATAAAGGCAGTTTGGTGGCCTCCACTGATTTCGACGCTCTTGAACTTAGAGCCGCTAAATGGATTGATCGATTGACTTTCAATCGAGTGGAAGACATCTTAGAAGCCGACGAAGACGAAGACGAGGTGATTGCAATCAAAAACGCCACTTGTGCGGTTGTGGATGAACTCTATAATCAATCAACTGGCGAATCTGGAAAAGCCATCACATCAGAAAGCGTCGGCGGTCATTCCGTGTCTTATGCCGAGAACCCAGATTCAAAACGAACGCTCTTGGCAAAGCTTCGGGAAGCCGCTCGGCTCTGGTTGGAATCGACTTATCTCATGTATCCTGGTCACTACACCGGAGAAATGGGTGGAAGTATTGACGATCTGGAATGATTGATGAAAACAAATACAGCTTTGACTAGGTTCAAAAAAACAGTTTCGAATCACGAAGAAATCTGGACTCGAATTTTGATCGACAAGGCTTTCTGGATGAAAAAAACGAAAGTGGCCGTGACTCAAGCTGGGCTACTTCGAGCTAACAACACCGTGGTTTACATTCCCTTCTCGCAAGCAGACGAGGCTCCAGCAATTGGGGATATTCTAGTCAAGGGAACGGTGCAGGTGAGCATAGAAGGAGATTTGACAGCCGGAGACCTGGTGAAACACTATCCAGAATCGATGGTAGTCAAATCTGTTGATCCAAGAGATTGGGGTTCGTCAATCATGCACCACTGGCAGGTTGAGGGAAGCTAATGCCTGAGTATCCAGTTATTCAGACTCCTAGAGGTCTGATTCTTGTCGATAACGAGACAATCAAAGCTGAACTGATTTTTTACACTGACAGCTTTACAGGTGTAAAAAGAGGCGGCCCGGGAGCTGGGTTTGGTGGAGCTCAAAGTTGGCAAGGAGCTTTTCACGCCGCTCAATGGTTCGTGGATAACGAGGTCTTGAGATTGTGCGACCCGTTTATTCCAATGCTGACCGGGATGCTTATCAAGTCCGGAATTCTAGGAACCGAAGTTGGCTCCGGCATCGTGAGTTGGATTGCTCCTTATGCCGCCGCTCAATACTACATGACCAATAGAATCACAATCAGTAAGACCGGACCGCTCCGTGGCTCATTCTGGTTTGAACGAATGAAGCAGATTTTCAAAGGAGGAATCCTCAAGGGAGCGAAAAAAATCGTTCGACAAGGAAAACAATAGATGTCAGTTTTATCAGCAATTCAAGTCTATATCAAAACCTACTCCAAGCTCAAAAAGAACGCTCCCGTGTGGGTGAATTATCTGGGTGAAACTCCAGTTGAGTATTCAATAGTGCCATTGGTTGGAGCTCGAATTGTGGAAACATATCTCAACGATCACACGTCCCGGGAATTTCCGTTTGCTTTTCAGAGTATGGAGTGCACCGTGGATCAATTGGGGCGGGCGGCGACTCAAGAATTTTATGAGTCTTTCGCTGAATGGCTTCGAACTCAAAACGAAGCTGACATTTTACCAGAAATGGATCCTGGTCAGACGCCGTTCAAGATCGAGGCTCTTGGAAATGGGTTCCTGTTTACACAGGGCGATTCCCAGACTGGGGTTTATCAAATTCAATGCAGGCTTGAATACGACCAAACTAGCTGAAAGGAGTAAATAATGGCAGTATCAGGAAAAATCAAAAGAAGTCTGGTTCGGACTTTTATCGATATCGACCCAGATAACGAAGATTACGAATTACTTGGTGATGGAGTCGTTTCTGGTCAGATAGACTATAACCCGAAGACTCTGGAAGAAATTTACATCTCCGAAGATTCTGGACATACCAGCGTGGAAAGCTATGCTCCGACCATGCCCGTTGAAATGACGTGTAAGGCAGGAGATTCCGTGTTCGAATTTATCGACGGGCTTCGGAAAGCTCAAGCTGTTTTGGGTGATGCTGAAACAACCATCGTGAATGTCTGGATGTATGAGTCAGGCGGGCCGACCGCTTATCCCGCTGAACAACGGCAGGCATCGATTCAAATTGACAGCTTCGGCGGCCCTGGTGGTGAAGCGACGAAGATCAATTTCACTATCAACTTCATTGACGACCCGGTGACTGGAACCTTCAACGCCTCAACCAAAGCCTTTACGTAAAGGAGCAGTTTTAGATGAAAGCTGATTCTATCCGGGTTGATGCCGGACAAAAGAGGATATTGATAAACGACGACCCAAACCGGGTTGTTGAATTCAATCCGTCCGATCTTCTCTTTGCTAAAAAATTCTATGCTCTTCTGAGAGAGTTTGATCAAAAGAATATTGAATTTCAAAAGCGACTTATCGAACTGAAAGAGGCCGAGAAAGAGGATAAATTCGGACTGCCAGATAATCTCCCGGATAGCTTTGACTTGATGGATGAAATGTGTGATTATCTTTTCGAAAAAATTGATGAGCTCTTTGGAGCCGGCACCTCAAAAATAGTTTTTGAAGACAATCGAAACTTGGAAATGGTTCCGCAATTTTTCGACGGGATGAAGCCTTTTATTCTTAAGGCTCGGGCTGAAAAGGTGAAAAAATACACCACGCCAGCGAAGTCAAAGGCAAAGCAGTAAATATCGCCCAGGAGGTGCGTTTATTCGATAGGCGTGTGTTTACTCAGAAATCGGCTTTTCGTTCATTCTGATTGCGTTCAGAGCGTGAACCAAGAAAAGGAGACCGATGGACAATATACTTGTGGATGCTCCACCCACAACGATTGAAATTGAAGGTCAGGAATACGAGATAAATTGGGAATTCGAAACGTGTCTCCGTATTATTCTGGCCTTTGAAGATTTAGAACTAACACTGACTGAAAAATCAATAGTTCTGATTCACAATCTTTATCAATCGATTCCGGACAATACCAAAATTGCAATTGAAAAAGGAATCGCTTTTCTGGACGGTGGAATTGAAAGAGATTTGACCAGTTCGAACGTAAGAGTTTTTTCATTTCAAAAAGATGCTCGTTTGATCTTTGCAGGATTTCGGCAGACTTATCACATGGACATTCGAACCGAAAATCTTCATTGGTGGACGTTTCTGGCTTTATTCATAGACTTGAGTCCGGACACAACCTTTTCAAATTTGGTCGGTCTTAGAAAACGAGTAAAGGACGGAACTGCCACAATAGAAGAGCGCCGAATAGCCTTAGATCTTGGTGAAGTGTTCGAACTTCCTGATCTTTGGATAAAAACAATTGAGGAATTGGAAGCTGATAAAATGTTTTATGATGCTCTTGGGAAAGGATAAATAATGGTTACTCAATACGATGGCTCAATAAATATCGATACCAAAATTGACACCGCTGGATTTAATAAAGATGCGGCCAAAATTGGAACTTCCTTGAAAAAAGTTATGAAGGGAATTTCAACAGGATTGAAAATTGTTGGTAAGTCGGTGTTGGCCATAGTCTTTATTTTCGCCATGATCGGGGCGTCCATTATCGGCATTGTCGGACTTTTAGGTATGTTTGTAAAATGGGCTGAACGACTGACTAGTTCATTGTATAGCTCATTAGCTCCAACTTCGGCTATGAGACAAGAGGTAGTCGCTTTGAAATCTGGCTTCGAAGCGGTCAAGGGCTCTATTCAAGCGATGGGTGCGACTTTGCTTAGTGCTCTGGCCCCGGTTATTCTAAAAATTATTGGATACCTAATCCAAATGATAAATTTCGTTTCGATGTTTATCGCTTCCCTGACCGGTGCAACACATGTTATGCAATACGTTTCCGGAGCGGCCGATGAAGGTGCAAAAGGAACCGGAACGATGGCTGATAATGCGGAGAGAATCAAGGGAGCGGCCGAAGGTGCTCTGGCCGCTTTTGACCAATTGAATGTTTTACCTCAAGCTCAAGAACCGGGACCTGGGGGTGGTGGCCTACTTGGTGGCAAAGTTGTTTTAGACAGAGTTGAAGTTCCCGAAGGTTTTGCGGAAAACGTATGGTTGAAAATTGTAGAGTTCTGGGATAACGTGGTAAAGCCAGCTTTCGCTCAATCGTGGAAAGATTTTTGGACAGTAACAATCTGGGATTGGCTGTGGGATTTAGCCATTCCCTTTTTCTGGTTAGCCAGTCTATTCGTGAGACTTTGGGCTTGGATAAAAGAAACTTGGGCGAAGGCTGGACCGTTTTTCAAGCGGTTGGGAGAGGGGTTGAAAGCCGAATGGGCTAGAATTTGGACTTCAATAAAACAACTGGCGGCGATTGCTTATTATTGGTTATTGCTCAATGTTATCTGGCCGATAAGAGATAAGTTCGCCGAAATAGCTGAAACGATAAAAGAAAAGTGGGAAATAGCTTTTGAGGGAATCAAGGAATTTGTCAAGGGAATTATAAATTCGATTATTGGTTTTTTGAATGGCATGATCGCTGGACTTGTAGCTGGAATCAATGTAGCAATTCGAGCTTTGAATAAATTGAGCGTGAGTTTCCCGGACTGGTTTCCGGGAGGCTTGGGCGGAAAGTCATTCGGGATAAATATCACAGAACTTACCGCTCCGACGATTCCGCTTCTGGCCGCTGGAGCTGTGATTCCACCGAACGCTCCATTCGCCGCTATTTTGGGAGATCAACGATCTGGTACAAATATTGAAGCTCCGGAAAGTTTGCTCCGGGAAATCATTCAGGATGAACTTGGTCAAATCCAAGGTGATTTCACCTTCAATTTTGGAGGCTCTATGGGTGAACTGGTTCGGACTCTGAATCCCTACATTGAGAAGGAAAACGTCCGAATAGGTGAGAGCATGATTCAAAGAGGCACGTTATGATAAGAATCGACGGAAACTCTTATGATATCCCAGTGATTGGCATAGATCGAAGAGCTGATTTTTTGGATAAGTTCGCCGAACGAACCAATGATGGAAAACTTCACAGGGAATTGATCGGTGTGTTTTTCAATTATCGACTGAAACTTGGAACCATTACCGACACCGACGAATACGAACGACTCTGGCTGAAATTGACCGAAGCGAATGAATTTCATACCGTCATAGTTCCGGATGAAGCCGGGGATTATGAATTCGTGGCCTACTTTTCGAACGTCGGTGACAAGATGCGAAAAAAGAAAGGCGTCAAAAATTATTTCACCGGATTGACTGTAAACTTTATTGCTCGGGAACCTGAAAATACATGACACCTGAAATTGAACACGCTACATTGACAGATGAACAGCTACATCTCCCGGGATTTGTTCAAGCCGGAGACCCTGGTGCTGTTGGCAGAGGAATGATCTGGATTGATACAAGCGGCGGCGGTGGGTCGTGGGTTAGCAAGATAAGAAACGACAACGACGACGGCTGGGAAGTGGTTCAGGTCGGAGCGGATTATGCGGTGATATCGGCAAATGATGGAAATACAGATATCACAGGGTCAGAGCTTGAAGAGCTGTCCGACGGAAGTGAAACTGCCCTTCACTCTCATTCCGGAGCGGCTTATATTCTCCATTCGCTTGCAGATGCGGAACATGATTTTTTGGTGGCCTCTGGCGACGATGTTTTTGTCAAGAAAACACTTGCCGAAGTGGGGGCAATTCTTGAAGCTGATATAGATCATGGGAATATTCAGGGTCTTGGCACCGGGGCCGACCATTCGTACATTGACCAGACGGTTGTAAGTGGAGCCAGTCCCACTTTTGATGGCTCAAACTTTACTGGTATTCCCGATGGAGCATTGGACGAAAATTATATTTTACATTCACTGGCTGGGGCGGCAAATGATTTTATAATCGCTTCGGGAGCGAACACCTATATAAAGAAAACTTTAGCAGAAACAGGAGCGATTCTTGAAGGCGATTTACAGCACGATAACCTTCAAGGCTTTGTTGGCAACAAACATATCGACCACACCTCAGTTACCTTATCCGCTGGGACTGGATTATCTGGTGGTGGCGATATTTCAGGTAATCGAAGTTTTGCCTTGTCACACCTGGGGATTGAAAATTTGGCAGACCCAGGCTCAGATAGAATGTTGATGTGGGATGATACCAACGATATTACTAAGTGGGGAACGGCGTCAGTCGGACTATCTTTTTTCAATAACGGCATAAGTATTGCGATTGTGGTTGATGTTGGAATAGCCGACGATAAAATTTTACAAGTGGACGATGCCGACGCCGCCAATAATGACTACGCAAAGTTTACAGCGGTAGGAATAGAAGGCCGAAGTTATGCGGAAGTTCGGAGCGATATAAATGTAGAAGATGGTTCAACCGCAGATCAAACCGGGGCAGAGATCAAAGCCTCTTACGAAGGTGAAGCTGACACAAACGCTTATGACGATGCGGCGGTAGCAAAATTGGGCGGGATAGAAGCCACGGCTGATATAACTGACACCACGAATGTTGCGGCGGCTGGGGCTGTTATGAAGACACTAGCAGATGCGGCCAACGATTTTCTTGTAGCTTCGGGAAATGATACGTTTGTCAAAAAGACTCTTGCTGAAACCGGAGCGATCTTGGAAGGGGATATGCAACACGATAACCTTCAAGGCTTTGTAGGAAATGAACACATTGACCACACCTCAGTCACTCTGACCGCAGGAACGGGACTCTCTGGCGGTGGAACGATTGCGGCCAACAGAACATTCAACGTCGAGGATGATTATGTGAAAAACGCTGGCGACCAAATTGACGGCAATTTGATCATTGATAATACCGCAACCGAAGCCTTGCTGGTTAGGCAAAATGCCGATGGCGGCGATGTACTTATTGCTGATACCACTAATTCCCAAGTGGAAATTTATTCTAGGCTTGGTATTGGGGGAGTTCCCGGTTACGCTTTAGATGTAAACTCTGGCGGGGCCAACGCTATTGCCCTATTTGAAAGCACGGACCCGAACGCATTTATCTATATGATGGATGGTGATACCACAGCGGCGGGGAAAGTGAGAATTGGAGCTGATGCTGATATGTTGGAATTATGGGCTGAAGGAACAAATCTTATCACAATGTCCGGGTCGTTATTTTATTGTGTTGATACGGTTTCGTCATTACATTTTGTTGATCGAACCCCATTTTTTACAGGTGACGCTCTTGAAGAAATCAAAAAGATAAAAGGGAAAGACGGGGAAATTGACCATAAATCCCTACCGGATTTTGTAAGAAAAATGCAAAAAATTGACGGCGAAGAAATCGAGGGCAGAGATTTAGGAGCTATGGTTTCTATGCTGGCGGTTGCGGTTCAAGAGCTTGATGAAAAAATAAGCTAAAGGAGAAAAAGATGGCTGTAAAACTAAAGTTGAAAAAACGAGATACAAATCCTGTTGTTACATTCCCTCTATTGCAATTACAAGAATTGATTGAAAGCGGGAATTCGGTTGCCTTGATGGAATTTTTTACAGAAGCGGCAAAAAGAAATGTCAGAGAGTTTGTTCACGACAAGGCGTGGCTAGAATTACTAGTGAATTGGGTACCCGAAGGTGGTTTACCCATGACCGATGTGGCAAAGTGGTTCAAGCTGACAGCAAAAGTGAACGATCTCGACGACACCAAAGAAGGGACAATCACACTGTCAGATTATCAAGCGGGGTTGATCTGGGGCAGATTGAAAAATGAGAAGTTCAGGATAACCCGGATTAGTTCTCAATTTATCGCTTTCATCATGGATTTTCAAGAGGCTTCGGGAAAGCATTTTGAAGACGAGGAACCAGACAAAGAATAGAGAGAGAAAATGGTGCGTAAAGCTTGGGTTGTAGTTAGTGATAATCAGGTAGAAGTTCCTGGTGAGGGTGATGTCTGGGCCTGGGTTCCGGATATTGCAGTATTATCTCCCGTTCCCCTGATTTTGATTGATGGTAACGAATACAATATTCCGATCATTGGTCTTTTTCGTCGAGCCGATTTTTTGGACAAGTTCGCCGAACGAACCAATGATGGAAAATTACACCGAAAACTCATAGGAGTTTATTTCAATTATCGAATACTATTCGGCTCGATCACTGACACCGACGAATATGCGAGACTTTGGAGGAAACTGACCGAATCAGTGAATTTTCACGAAGTTTCCGTTCCGGACGGAACCGGAACACCTTATACTTTCGAGGCATATTTTTCAAATGTGGGCGACAAGGTGCGAAAACAAATCGGAAATAAAAACTATTTCACTGGATTGACTGTAAATTGTATTGGCCGGGAGCCAGCAAGAACATGACAACCACCTACCCAAAACTCGTAATGACTTTAGGAGCGACCACGCTCACCTTCGAAAAAGCGGAGGTTGTTTCAGCTAAAGTTATTGAAGAGATTCATCCGATAAGCGTTCAGATTCCAATCGGGAAACTTGAATTTCAGGTGGTCAGTTACGACGACGATTTTTCAATGTTCTCTGGGTCTTATTTAGATCTTCTGGCAGATCGGCCGCCAATAACAGCTTACGAAGTGGTGGGCGGCGAAGACGTATTGCTGGGAAAATATTTCCTAGATGATTGGGAAAATATTTCTGAATACGAATACAGCTTTGAGGCTATGGATATCATGGGAGTTCTGGATAAGACGCCTTTCGAGGGAGCGTTTTTTGAAACTCTCACCTCCGTTGAAGATATCTTGGATTTGGTTCTGGGTGGGCTTGATCTCACCTACGATTTAGATTCTTATATTGGAGCCAAGACCCTGAAAGGTTGGATTCCCCCGGGAACTTATCGGTCAGCTCTTCAACAAATTTGTTTCGCTTGTGGAGCTGTGGCCGTGGCCGCTCGAAATGAAGACTTGCAGATCGTCCGGGAAGAGATATCAGATTATTACGCTATTTTTGCAGATGCCGCCGCTGATTCAATGACCTTCCCCAGCTATTCTCCGGTTGGAAGTGATTTTACAATTGAAATTTTACTCAGGTTGAAAACTGGGTCCGATGCTTGGGCCAGCCTTTTGTTATGCGAAGATTGGAATGATGGAAACGCTGGGTATGGTCTGATATCTGATATAGATTGGGATTCGTTTCATTTTGAGATTGAAGATGATTCGGGGAATCGGGAAACTAAACAGCTTCTTGGTGACTTATCTGATTATGATTTTCATCATCTAGTAATCTTAGTGGACCGAAATGATGCCGAAGAGTTTGAGGTGGAATTTGATGGAGTGTCTTTGGGAACACAGGATATTAGCTCACTGGTTGATGATATCACTTTGGCTGGGAATTCAATAATCGCAAAAGACCCAGACAATGAAACGAAATCAGCAAAATTGGACGTGGCTTATTGCCGGATATGGTCCGACCTCCGGACTTCGGCCGAACTAACTGCTAATAGATATCGCCGGACTCCGCTGGATGATACCGGGTTGGAGCGGAATTTTACTTACCGAGAAATGGATGAAACAGATTTCGCTCAAGGGGAGGATGGAACATTCGCTGGGTCAATCACGTTCGGTCGGACGCCGGGGCAGTACGTTCTCCCGGTCCAGGATTTTGACGTTGAGGATACGGAAAAAACTTCGGCGAATCCGGTGAAATTGAAACCGCTGGTGACCTCGATTGAGTTGGTATCTCACCTTTATACTCAGAGTACGGAGCTACTAGATATTTACGAGGAAGATTTAGCTGAAGGGCTTCATAAAATTGTTTTCGATCAACCGCTTTATGGAATCGTCGTGGCAGGCCCGGGTTACTTAGAGGCTAGTCTGACAACCGAAGACGATGCTTTTCAAATTGTTACCGAAGACGATGCTTTTGAAATTGAAATTGGGGGAGCTTATGTCTTTGGGTCAAACTCTGTAAATCTTCAAGTATCAGCTCCCGGGGGAGTCGTGACCATAACTGGCTACCCGTATATTGACAGTCAAAGAGGTTGGACTTTTATCGAGTCCGGGATTAGTTCCTCGACCGATTTGAACGCAAAAAATGTTCCTTCGGCCACGCTGGTTTCGCCTGACAACGTGGAAGAAATTTTAGATCTATTGAGAGATTATTTTCAAATCAGATATGAGCAGGAAATGACTCTATTCCCGACAACTATCAAGCCGAATGATATTATTCAAACCACTACTTTGAAAAGCAACGAGCTAAACGGTATTGTAGAGAAAATGATTCTAGACCTGACCCGAGGATATCTGGCAAAAACCCGGTTGGTCGCTCGTGAAGTATAGGAGAAATTATGGCAACTAAAAAAGTAACTGCTCTTGTAGAATTGACGGATCCGGCGGTTGGCGATTTCTTTATGATCATTGATATCAGTGAGGCTCTTGATGTCGATAAGAATAAAAAAATCGCAGTCACCAATGTTGGGAACATGATTCCCACCCTTTTGAATTTGAAGAATGTTGGTTTCGGAGAAGTGTACGACGCCGGGAATTCAGGAGCCGCAAAAACGATCAATTGGGCGACGAATGGGAACCTTCAAAAAGTCGTTCTGACAGATGATTGCACTTTCACTTTTACAGCTCCCTCAAAACCCGGCGGCCAGAGATTGATTCTGATTGGTGACGGAACTCCTCGAACTCTTACGTGGCCAGCGACGGTGATTTGGCTTGGTCTTATTGGAGAGCCGACTTGGAATGGCGATAACGGGAATAAAAATATCGCTTCTTTTTTGTATGATGGAGCTGATTATATTGCTGGTGGCGGGGAGGATAATAACTAATGACAATTGTGGTTGAAGCGGTTGAACAAAGCACGGTCGATGATTTTGATTTTACTTGCCCGGCTGGAACCAATGTTCTTTTATTGGGATACGCAAGAGCCAGAAACACAGCTGGTCATACGATGCCAACTTTTGATGGCGTGGAAATGATTCGTCAAAGGGATTGGGATTTTTCCGGAGTACAAGATCACACGATTCAATGGTTCTGGTTGCCAAACCCGACAACGGGAGCTGATCTGACAATAAACACAGAAAACTTGGCCGCCAGCTATGACGCTCTTTATGCAATCGCTTTATCAGGAGCCGACTCGGATAATCCTTTTCGGGGAATTGAAGAGTTCGACGGCGAAAGCTCCGGAGCCGCAGGATTGTATTCCAGCACTATCGCATTTTCTCAGACCGGGGATTTGGTTATTTCTCTAGTAGCTCAATTCAGAACCGGGCCTCCGATTGTGGATGCGGCTGGAATGACGCTCGTGGAAAACGACGACTGTGTGGGTTGTGCTTATAAAGATGGCGCCGCTTCGGTAGAAATGGGTTGGGACGCTCAAAGTGCTGATACTAATGTTTGGATTCAATCAGTGATTTCAATCCGACCTCAAGATAGTTATATTCGACAAATCGGAGAAATGACTTCTGATACCGATGAGGGACAGGACACGGTAACTTTCAATCACACGCTGGAAGCTGGCAATAATCGAATGGCTCTGGTTTTCGGAGTTGTCGAAGAGGACGACCCCGGAGATTGGATAGGAACCTTCACTTATGGGGGTGTAAATTGCACCATGATTGCCGGATGTGAAGATACCAGCCAGGGGCAGTTGAATTTTGGCATTGGATATGTTCTTGAGGTCGATCTTCCAGCCGACGGAGTTTGTGCCGTTGAGGTCGTGAACGGTTCAGCGGTTGAGAATTCAGACTTGATTGGAATGGCAGTTGTTCTAGAAAACGTGATGCAAGAGGTTCCGGCCGTTACTGAAAAAGCGGTTGATACTTCGACCACTATTTCAGATTCAATTACAACAATTGAAAGACGGTCGTTTATAATCTCAATGGTTGGAGGAGTTGATGCAACTAGGTATATAGAATTTATTAGCGACGAACTTTCAATTCAAGGATATGAACTATCAGCAGGCAATGGATGTCTTGCGATTGCGTTTTTTGAAAAGCTGGAAGCTGGAGCAAAATCTATTCAATGGATCTTGAGTGCTGGCGGCGATATCGGGATGGCTAGTTTTGCTTTGAGACCCACACAGCTTGCCGGAGGAAACCCACTGGCTATTGGGGAAAACTTCTAAAAGGAGTTTATAATGGAAGACGAACCGCCACTAAATTCAATTCCACCAAATCCGACTTTTGTTGGATTCTTCGTGGCTTTACTTTTGATTATTGGAGCGTTACTTTTTTTCTATCAATCTATGTTCGGAGGATAATATGGTTAGAGCAGTTGGGATTGATGTAAGTAAACATCAAGGAATTTTCAACCCAGATCATGCGATCAAACAAATCGATTTTGTTATTCAAAGAGCAAGCTGGGCTCTGACCAAAGATGAAAGGTTCAAAATTATCTGGCAAGGAGTACAGCAATTTGAACGCCGAGGAGCCTATCATTATTATTCGTCTGGGGTGCCCTGGAGAGCACAAGCAGATTTATTATTGAACGTAACTGCCGGAAAGGACTTCAAAGTTCTGATTGTGGATTATGAAGCTGGATATAATAATCTCAACGAACGAACAGCTCTTGAGCTTGCGAAGTTTCTCAACTATCTAATTGAAAGGCGACCAGGGATAAAGATTCTGGTTTATTCGAACTCTTATGCTATGAGAGATTTGATTATTCCTTATGTGGATATTTCACACATCGATTGGTGGGCTTCATTTTATCCACTATTCCCGAAACCGCAGACCTGGCAACCTAAAAAACTTATTGAGTTGAATAGACCCTGGAAGTTCGGGCAATATACAAAGAAAGGGAAAGGGGCAGATTATGGATGTGCGGAGCAATACGTGGATTTAGACGTATTCAATGGAACGGTTGAAGAGCTGAATATTTATTTTGGAATCGGGACAGTCCCATCGCCGCCCCCGCCGGATTGTGACGTTGAAGTGAATCAAGCTCTGGATAAAGTGATACAATTCACGAAAGATCAAAAGAGATAGCCATGTGTCGAACCGTTGAAGAGATAACCGAAAAAGATTTGATAGTCCAAGAGTTGGACGATAGGATAAAAAATAGTGGGGGCTTGATTTATAAAGTGCTTCGAAAAAACTATATCTCTCACGAACAGAACACCGATAATCAAGTGGAAATCATGGAGTATATCAGGGAATCAAAAAAGAGCCCGTCGATTATCTGGCTCTTGAAAAACAAACCCGTGGCAACTATCGCCGTTCTCTTCACTCTGGCCACGACTTACTATATAATGTTCCACCTGATAGAATATACAGTAGGTTTTCAAAAAATTGTCGAAGGGTTTTTACCCTAAACATCCCGAAAGGGAAAGGAGTTTCAAATGAGAGTAGCAAAGGCTTCACTATTTGTAATCATGTCGCTCTTGCTGATTGTGGTCTTAGTGGCCGTGATCTATGGAGCAATCGTGGGAGATGTGTTCGGACTGTTCAGCTTCGCCTTGATCGTCGGCTTTTTCGGAGGCTTCACGGCAGAGAAGCTAATCGTCGGAATAATCGTTTTGTTGTTTACCCTGGTTCCGCAATTCGGTTTGACTTTTTTCAACTGGCTAAAGAGGAGATTCTCGTTAGTTGATAAGCAAGCTCACGATCTAATTTTTGTAGTCTGTTATATATTTTCAGCGATTGCAATGTTGATAACTGGCACGCTGGAAATATCTGGACTCGAATTCTCTTTGGCTAACTTCTTGACCATAGGAACTTCGATCTATGGCCTGAGTCAGCTGGCGTTCAAAAGACTGTTTCCAGTCTGACCGCCTAAACAGCTAAAGAGCAAACCTAACGAAAAAAAAGACCTCATGTGACGCTCGTGTTCACATGAGGTCTTTGATTTATCTGGGTTACGTTCAGAGCGTGAATAGCGAAGCCATTTCGAATTCAGATGCGATTCTTATAAACTTCTAACATTGGGGTATTGACTTTGTGGTACAAGTGTGCTACAATAGAAGTAGGAACGATTGTACCTTACCAACCTATTTTTTTAGAAAAAGGAGCCCAAAAATGATGCAGAATTTCAAGTATCAGAAAAAATGGAAGGACGCCCCGGCTAAACTTGAGGCCGAGGGAGAACCGACTGGATGGTTCGAAGTGACCAAAGACGAAATGGTCGAAGTTCTGGCTGGAGCTTACAAAGATACCGAGCTGATTCTGGAAACTCTCCACGAAGGTCATTCAGTGAACACCCCATTCTCGATGTTCCGAGCGATTGAAGGTTCGATTCGATACGCCGCCCGGAATGTTCATACAGGAAAAACTCCAGACGGAACGGGCGAAAGTTATGAAGTCCAATCATATCGTGACCCAGCTGGTAGATTTTATATCTGTTCGACCTGCAAAGGTCAGGGCTGGGACGAAGAGCTTCACAAATCCGATTGCCCGTTCAAGGAGGTCAAATGAAAACAGGAACACAAGTCTGGTTCAAAGACAGCGACGGCGACGGCTGGGTTGGATTTGTAAACTCACCGGATCCGGACAGACCCGAGAAAATATTCGTGACAGCAACCGACGAAAAAACAGGTGGGGGATTGAAACGATTCTGGCTGGACCAGGACGAAATTATCAGGTCGCATTACAGCAATAAAGGCCCTGATATACTTGGCTAGAAACATGATCTAAAACCCCGGCCTGGAAACCGGGGTTTTTGCTTATCTGAGAGTATTGACATTGTGGTACAGCCGTGATACAATACAGATGAAGGTAAAACACACTTCAAAAGGAGCTCGAAAAATGACAAGACTCACAGCGGCAATGACGCCATCAGCCGAAGAGAAGAGAAAGAATATTACCTCCGCAGATGTTCGAAATATAATCGGCATAGATTCATGCAGTAAACGAAGCGACGTTTTTACAGCTCGAAAGAGTTTCTTTTATACGCATGGATACACGGCCGACAAATTCGTTGATCGGGTTTTGAAAGCGTTTCCAGATGCGATCATTCTGGACTCTGGAGAAGTCTGGAAGCCTTTTAGAGGTGGTGCTTCAATTGCGAAACAGTCTCACTGGTTCGTGAAATTCACATTTTCAAAATAAAAGAAGCTGATTTGACACCGTGATACGATTGTGATACGATTGTGTAACCCCGACTGATTCCTTGGATGGGTGCAGTCGGGGTTTTTTCTTATCAAATTATTTTAGGAGAAAAAAATGCCAAGAGTACATCATGTAAAAAAAGCTCGAAAAGACAATCCGGTTTGCAAAGCTGGAGAATCTTATTATTGGTGGAAGTTCGCTTTTGGTTCGAAGCGATACAGCCTGACCAGGCCTAGATCTTCCCAGCTAACCCAGAGCGAGTTTTATTCGGAGCTCTTTTTGCTGAAAGAATCTCTTGAAGACACTCCGGTCACGGGTGACGATCTTCGAGATTGGAGAGAAGGAGCAATCGGGGATTTGGAGAATTTATCTTCTGATTGTTACGATAAACGCTCAAATATGCCGGACTCACTTCAAGACAGTCCGACCGGAGAACTTCTGGAAAACAGAGCGTGTGAGGTTGAATCGCTACGCTCCGAATTGGAAAACGTGGACCTTGAAGAGCCCGAACAAAAACCGCTTGACGAAATGAGTGAGGAAGAGCTGGAAATCCTCGATGAATTTTGGGAAGAAAAAAAGGAAGAGCTCTTCGGATGTAACTGGACAATCGAATGAATCTAACAAAAGCCCAGAAAAAAGTTCTAGATCAGATGATACTCAAAAAACAATACACCGCTCGAAAACTGGGAGCTCACACGAATACAATAAAATCTCTTGAAAAACGGGGTTTGATTTGGTGTGTGAATCAGTACATGCCTGGAGTCTTTTCCGGATTTCGAGAGCGTCAATTCGTTTTAGTTGAAGACCCGGAGGATGAATGACAAAAATATGTCCGATCTGTGAAAAGCCTTACAGTGAGATCGCAATCAATCAAAACAAAACAACTCGAATTTATATTCACAAGCCGATACCAAAAGCGGGTCAGGCTCCACGTTTGTTTTGTTCTGAAAAAATTTCAGTCGAAGATCAAATGAAAATCTGGATTGACGAAGCCACCTATGAAGAGCTTTTGCGAAAAAATAGATTCGCTCTGGTTGGTGACCCGCTCTTTCAAGGTGAGGTTGGCAAGCATTATATTCTTATGATGCAACGGAAAAAATTTGATATAGGAATCGAAGAGGCAATAAGAATCAGCAAAAAGATTGGTTGGAATTAGATAAGGAAAGAAAAATGAGCGTATGCGTTCGCTGTAAAAAATCAATGGTTGTATTGGCGATTGGTGTCACTCTGGTTCAAACGGTTGGAAAAAACAGACGACCGCAAAGTGCTATTCAGGCAGATATAGAAGGATGTATCGAATGTGGCTGTAAAATTATCGCTCGGGTTGCTGATAAAGCCACAGAACATTTTCAACCCGAATTTCAAGAAATTATCGACAAGGCAAAAAAACACGAAACGATTTATTACGTTCATGAAAAATAGACAAGGAGATCACATGCCGAGAGATCTAGTTATCAGGGTTCGAGTTTCAAAGGAAGAATTGCGACGACTCAAAGAAATTCAAAAACACGACGGGCTCGAAAATATCAGTGAAGCAATTCGAGCTTGTATCCGTGACAAGTATCAAAAAATTGCTAAGAAGAAATAAGGAGAAAAAACCGGTCTTGAAAACAATTCACGAAATGATTCGATCAAAAAAGGAGCCCAAAAATGGAGTTGATAAATCGATTCAACGAGGGTGTGGATTTCGAAACTCTCTACCAAAAAGATGTGGCTGTTCAATATTGCGTTTTGTCGGCTTTGAAAAATGCCAAAGGACACGACTATCGTGTAACTCGTTCGGCATTGGTCAGAAGAGTTCAATTGATATGGTATTGGCACATATCAAAAACTGATAAACCCCCAGGCGACCGGAAGATTCGAAACACTATCCGGGAACTTCGAAGGGAGGGAGCCTTGATCTGTTCAACGGGAGGAACCAAAGGCGGCTACTGGATTCCCGAAACCCTGCCCGAAGTTCTGTTATTTATCGCCACGGAATTTGTAGCCAGAGCAATGGATATGCTTGTCACCGCAAAGAGAATGAGAGATTCAGCAATTCGAAAATTCGGCGGTCAGTCTTATCTCTGGAACAATCAAATGATAGAAAAATTCAGCAACATTTTTATTGATTAGTGTGATACAATTGTGAATACAATCTAATTTAGAAAAGGAGCCCAAAAATGAATGACGAAAAAGAATCAGATGGTATCGAACTAAATGAGACTCAACTGGCCAGAGCGAACGAATTTCTTGGAACAAATCCGCTTGCCCCATACGGCAACGTTGAAGCTGTCCGAGGAATGAGTCGAAGAATTCGAGCTCTGGATAAATCAGAGATAAAACTGAGTCCTGGAGAAGCCATGCACTTAGCCCAGTTGGCGATATCTCACGACTTGAACCCGTTCTCCGGAGAAATCTGGGCTTGGATTCAGATTAAAAATAACGAGCGTCATTTTTCATGGATGCCTGGTCGTCGTGGTCTTATTCGACACGCCAACGAACAGGCTCTTGCTCGTGGTTCTGAATGGTGGAGCGACGAACGAGAGCTCACAGAACACGAGAAAACCAACTTGATGATTCCAAAAGACGCTTTGGCTTTTGAGAGTAGAGTTTTCGATAAAGCCACAATGGATGAATGGAGAAAGACATTCAACACTCTCATTGACTCTGAGAAAACAGCCGATGAAGCTCTCTTGATTGTGGGAAATCCCCCTTGTTCAATTGGATATGGTGTCTTGACTCAGCAAGAGATCTCCAAGATGCCACGAAATAACAAAATGCCACATGTGAATAGAGTCAAAAAAAGAGCCTTGATGGAAGCCCTGAAAGGCAAATTCTCTTTGCACTTTGGCGGCTCAGCCGGAGCCGGAGGGGAAACATTCGAAGAATATATTCATGATTCCAAAGGTGCGATTGACGTTGATTTTTCAGATGTGACCGACGCTCAATCCTTTGGTCAGGATCCGTCGATATTCGGAGAATCACACGAACGCATGAATCCGAAATTCTGGAAAGGAATTTGTGAAAAGATGGTTGAACAGGAGTTGGCCCAGGATGCGTTCGTGGCCGCCGAACTCTTGGCTTATTCTCAATTCACACCTCGAGAGCTGAACGAAGAATGGGCTTTGAGATACTTCAATCACGCTAAAGAAATTTTAGCTGACGGCGTTCTGACTGAACTAAAAGAAATCGCTCCGAAAGCTTATGGTCGGCTCTTTGAAACGGATAAGGAAAAGATCGAGCGTGAAAAAACAAAAAAGAAGGAGCCGAAGAATGAAGCAAAAGTCAAACCAGTTCAGGAAGGATCGGAAGGAAAAACAGAAGAAAAGAAGCAAGACGCTTCGGAGCAAAAAAAGAAATCACCGCCGAAGTCGGATAAGATCACGACCGAAGAAAAAGCACTAGATGATAAAGGTTTGACCGATAATCAAAAAGACGCCCTAAGAGCGATGGTCGAAGAGTTTCCTCAATACACTCCGAAACACGCTCTGGATTGGGAAACAGCCTATAAATATATTGATCTGGAAAAAGTTCCCACGAGCCGAGATGAGTTTCGAAAGATCGTCAAGACAATGGGCGGTGACGTTCAAATGGGAATGGCACGGATTTTGGGTTACATGTAAAAATTGTGTGTTATACTATTCCTACTAAAACGAAAAACCTCACCGTTTAGTGTGAGGTGAGGATTTTTCGAAATAGCGGTAGGGGCGAACTACCACTGACAGAATTCTAACAGAAATTAGAACAAAAGTCAATCAAAGTTCAGCTCCCTACTCACGGGAGCTTTTTTGTTTCAAGCTCTCGATCAACAGGGATAGTCACCCACAATATTGATGGTGAGGATGAAGAGTCCTCGAACTTGACAACAAAGACTAACCCCCCGTGAGGTCGTCAAAAAGATCGGGAAAGGTGTTTATCGCCTTTGGTGGCAAGGATACGCTTGCCTCGAATTACGAGATATAAAAATGATGCTTTTTCAACGTGGTGAATCGAAATGGTTCAGATCAATCGGGAAGGGCGAAAGTGTTACACCCGTCCACGGGCAGACAATGTGACAGGATGAAAACCTCGGCTGGCTCCATACGGCTAAAGATTCCCTCTACTCTAAGGACTCCAAGGGGTAGGGGAAATGCTTCCTGGCTTCATCCACCGGCTAATAAGAAGAGACAGCTAATGGTCGATGATAATTGCGAAAAATGCAAGGGAATAGGCTGGCTTCGAAAAGAGCTTGGTGTTTTTGATGCGGGATTTGGACGTCTGGTTCGATGTGATTGCAATCCTGACTTATCGAATGAAATTATCTCGAAAGAAAAAGAACTCAAAGAGCCAGACCCAGAACAACTTGATCTCGACTGGTAAAATTGAATAAAAAAGGAATTCAACAAATGGTGAAAATTCTTCATTTTGCGGACGCTCATATAAATACAGCGAACTATGGTCGAAGAGATTCAGAAACAGGATTCCCTCTTCGCATTATCGATTTTCTGAATTCTCTGGATGAAATTGTAAACTGTGCAATTGAAGAGAGGGTGGATTGTGTGCTCTTCGCTGGAGATGCTTATAAAAACAATAATCCCTCTCCTACTTTTCAAAGAGAATGGGAAGAAAGAATTTTACGATTGAACAAACAAAAAATTACAACTTATTTATTGGTAGGAAATCACGACATTGGCGGCACATCAAAAGCTCACTCACTAACAGAATTTTCGACGTTTGACACAAAATATATTCACGTTATTGATGAAATCAGCTTGATTACAACTTCTGAATATGAGCTGGTTTGCTTGCCCTGGGTACACAAATCACAATTCGATCAAGTCTCAAATCAGATCGAAGATCTAATCAAAAAACTAAACCCAGCAATTCCCAAAATATTTCTTGGCCACTGCATGATAAGCGGAGCGAAATTCTCAAGCGGTCAGCCGGTCGAGCTCGGCGCCGATATGCTGTTATCAAAAACAATATTACTGAACAGCGGATTCGATTATGTGGCATTAGGACATATTCATCAAAAGCAAAACTTGAATGAAGACAATCATCCCCCGATAGTGTATTCTGGCTCAATTGAGAGAGTGGATTTCGGAGAGGCGAATGAAAAAAAGTATTTTGTGATCGCTGAAATTGAACAGGGAGAAACGAAGCTGGATTGGCGTGAATTGAAAAACATTCGCTCCTATGTGGACTTGTCTCTTGAACTGACCTCTAAAGATAATATTATCGATCAAATAAAAGAAATACTACCAGAGCCTGACTTATTGAAAGGCGCCATGATACGTTTGGTTCTTGAATATCCTTGGGCTTGGGATTCTCTCATTGACGAACCAGCTATTCGAGAATTGACCAAGGATGGATTTGAGTTCAGGCTTGTGAAGTTGTCTCAAACAGAAACCAGTTTTCGGCTTCCGAAGAATTTTGTTATCGGCAAGCTTTCAGAAACAGAACTGCTGGATTTATATTGGAAGGTCAGCAAAACGCCCAAGGAAGAAATTTCAGAGCTAAATAAAAAAGCTCAAGAAATCATGTTCAACAAGGAGGTGAGCGATGCCTAAAATCGCTGTTCACGGCCGGAACGCAATCAGGAGAAAGATGAAAGAGGACTATCGACTAGTAGAGCATTTAGGGGGATTCAAAGCGGTAGGAGAGATATGGGGAATTTCTGATGGCACGTCCTGGCGAATGATAAAAAAGAAAAATTTCTGGCCGAAGTCAAAGCAAGTGAATGATGCAATAAAAAAACATGGTCTATCAATCGGAATTGTGGTTGGAGTTCGGCCGCTTCCGAAACAATAAATGTGATACAATTGTGAATACAATCTAATTTAGAAAAAGGAGCCCAAAATGAATGATGAAAAAACATTGACCCCCGAAGAGGAAAAAGTAATTGCTAAAATTTCCGGAGAAGAGATTGAAAAAGCCACCGAAATTCTTGATTCAGCCGAAGTGAATTCTACAATGGCAATTGATGAAGAGGGTGAGACTTATCAAATTATTGATAACGTGGGTGAAAGACTGAAAGAAGCCCATCAAAAACAGCATGAAGAAAATATGTCCAAGGTGATCGAGAACGCTTCCGAGGTTTTGATTGAAGGAACCAAAGAAGACAAGCTCGGAGCCGATATGGTACGGCTGGCCAGAATTGATTCAGAGATTCAAGATAATGCTGACCGCTTGGAAATTATTCAAAACGAAGTTGATGGGTTTATAGTTGCCGAAGGACTGGACAAACAAAAAGCCATATTGGATGAACAGAAAAAAGCTCTCAAAAAAGATTACGATCTCTTGAAGACTGATCTCGGGAAACGAACTCTGGCTATTTACAAAGCTACCGACAATAAAAAACCAGCCCTGGGTTGCGAAATCAAGATGTTCAAAAATCGGGAATTCTCCGTGGATATCAAAAAGGCCATTCAGTGGTGTATTGACAAGGATCTGAAAGTCTTTCTGGATGTGGACCGGGGCAAATATGCTGAACAGCTGGCACTCGGAACCTTCCCGGATATGCCTGGGAGCGTGGATGATTCTAAAATCCCGAAGGCGACGATCTCAATCAAACCCTATCAAACAGAGAAAGAATAAAGTATTTACAGCGAACAAATAACATCTTTGTTTTGAAGGAGTCGTCATGCCTATAATGCTAAGAATTCCTATTCTGGGCGGGCAGGTCAGAGGAAAAGGAACTTATCCCCCAGAAGTAGAAATATTTATGGATGCTTTTGACGTTGCAATCGCCGACGTGATTTGTGAAGCCTCGGAATATTATGAAGCTGAAAACAGAGCAGAATCGAAACGATGGCTTGGCTCAGAACATGCGTTTTGGGTTGGCTCACTTCTTTATGGCTTGGATACCATGAGAGCTTTTCAAAATTGGGTTCGTGACGGCATGCCACCGCCGGAAGAGGCTCGAAAAAGAAAATTCGAGTATTACACTGAAAGAGAATTGGAGTGTTTCTAATGAAGACAATTATCGTGGCCTTACGATGGAATGATGAAAAGCTTGGCTCTGAATGGTTGAATCTGGACAATCTGAAAGCTCTAATTTATGAAGATCAACACACAAGCTCGAAGCTGTTGAAAATCGCTCGATATTGGGAGCCAGAAATGGAGCGGGTTTGCAAGTGTGGTCGAAAGGGTTATCATATTGAATGGTCACCGGATGAAGGCGAAGAATGGTCGTGTTGTGATTGCTGGGTGGCAAAGGGAAACGCTCCGGCCGCACATCACGCTCGACTAAGAATGACTGACAAAGAAATAGCCAAGCGGGAGATTGAAGAATATGTAAACGAAACCCTGAAAGATACAAAGGATAATTGTCCAGTAGCTCGTGAATTTAGAGCGATAATTGAGGGTTGTATCAACTGGCTGGACCAACAGGAGTGAATGGTGGGTTATAAAGAGAAGATGCTTGCTGATATAAAAGAGTTGGCGAAACAGTACGGAGAATTGCCATTCATCAGGATAGACCGCATTGAACAAATTATTAACTCCCTTCCCTCCGAGGAAGAGATAGCGAAGGGGATGATTGAGGAATACCGAAAAGCGCACCATTCTATGTATCAAGGGAATAAGGAATTAATAGACAGGTGTAATGCTGTGTTGGAAGATTTTACACAGTGGCTTGAATACATTGAACGCAAGGAGTGAATGATGACAGGAATACAGAGAAACGCTGGAAGTGTCCCCGACATAACTTGGAGATATTGGGGGCTAATTGAAACAATGGAAAGAAATCCAGGCATGTACGGGCTTGACGATAGGAGAGAAGAATATCACGACCAACTCTGTGAGCATTATAAAATATCAAGAAAGGTTTCAAAAGAAGTCACTGACCATTTAGGCAAATATGATAATGCGGTAGAAATGCACAATGCCCTAAAACGGCTAGACACACTTGACAGCAAGGAGGACGTTTTAGAACTTGCAATAAACCGAGAAGAAATAAGAAAGCAGAAAAAAGAGATAACGAAGGGAGTGATAAGTGAATTTATGGGTGAACATAAAAACGGACAGGCGATGTTCGTGAAAGACTTGATACACTGGCTAGACAAGGAGGAGGACGAGAATGAAACCAAAGCTAACGATTGAGAAGATATTTTCACCAATTATTAAGAAGGAAAACTACCACAGCAATTCAGATGAATTTGTTATTATTTCTTTGACTGTTGAGGAATGGCAAGCAATGAGAGATTATCTCAACTCCCTCCCCTCCGAGAAAGAGAGTGACATCAAAGGGGCTAGGCGATTGTGGCGAAGATACGAAGCTACATTACAGCGTGAGGGCAAGCTGATACCGAGAGGTGGTTTTCCCGCTTTCCTAAAGTCACTAGACAAGGAGGAAAAGAGCGAAATCAATCCCTACCTTCTTGAAGGAGAGGAATTAGAGAGAACAGTAAACGCTAGAAAGCGAGGTGAATAAATGTGTGTGATTTGCACCAGTCATATCAGCAAAAAAAAGCACACTCAATTGGATTGTTTCAAGTGCGTGGATTGCGGAACAAATAATCATCTCAACCCTGGCCGGTGTGCTGGCAGTCCGTTTCTTACTTGTCGAAAGTGCGGGCATATAATAAAGCTCAAAAATCGAGAAGATTTATTATTCAGTCCTGGGTTGAAATTCAAATACGGTTTATAAAAGAAGGTGAATAATGCCAGCTTATAATTTCAAATCTCAATTTGCCAGAATGGTTGAGTCTGGGAAAAAGACTCAGACAATTCGAAAGGTTCGAAAATATCCGACTAAATCGAACACCCCGATTTTTCTCTGGTTTGGACTTCGAACAAAATACGCTCGGCGATTGGGAGTTGGGATAATTCTTTCCGTGGAGCCAATTACAATTTACGATCATTATTATTTCAGAATAGGAACAGGTTCAAGTAGTCTGAAATTTCGAACTGATATGGGTGATGCCGGATTGATGCTTGCGAAAGCCGACGGATTCAAATCCTGGGAAAAGCTCGTGGAGTTTTTCGAATCTCATTATGGACTTCCGTTCGAAGGCGAGATCATCAAATGGAGATTATTGAAAGGACACGATTTCGGATTTCCAGAAAAGGAGATTTGATGTTATTCAAATATTGGAAACTAAAAAGGGCTCGAAGAAAGGTTGAAGCTCAGGCGAAAATCATTCAGGCTCAGATGAAAGAAAAATCAGAGCAGGGAATTCTAATCAATTATAGCAAGCTCCCAGCCTGGCAAGATTATCGAAAAGCTCAAGATGAATTATGGAAGACTGAAGAGCCGTTCAAATCACGAAAGGAGAAATAATGGCTAGACGTGAACAGGAGATCGGGAAAGCAGGCGAAAGGATAGCTCGGCAAGTTCTCCGACAGCGTGGAGTCCGAATGGTTGAAAAGATTGGCACACCTGTTCGATTAGTTCCAACTGAAAGAACAAGCGGCCGCCCGGCTTTTTATGTTTATTTTGGCGACAAAGTTTCCGGGGATATGAGCGGACTTTTGGACGATGGCACTCGGGTTATCGCAGAAACAAAAACTATTTACAATCGAAATTTACGCTGGTCTGATATCAGAGATCATCAACCCGAGCGGCTGGACTTGAATAAACAATATAATGGCGTGAGTCTTTTGATCTGGGTGTCTTCTCATGGAGTTCACGTTATGGATTGGATTTTTCCGAATGAAGACTTCAAGCCAAGAAAGGGAATGACTCAGACAATCGCCGCCGCATACGATATAATGGATGTTACAACCTTATCGAAAAAAGGAGCCTAAATGTCTGGTCAGCAACCAAAGCTATTTGAGCACAAGGCTGAATGGGAAAACGAGTGGGAAGGAATGCCTGAATTCTCCCAGACTGATAAGCGTCCAATAAAAGAAATCACCGTATATTTCGAATCAAAAAAAGATATGAAAAAATTCTGTGAGCTCACCGGCTTGTCGGTGTCGATGAAAACTATGGGTATATTTTTTCCAAAAAAAGAAGCTGACAGGATGGTATTTGTAGACAATAAAGGGCAGAACAATGAATCATAAAACAGTATTCATCGACAGCAAAACAACCGGCGGCCATTATGCCTTACAGAACAAAGATTCTCGCAAACCCTTTGAAAACAAAATGGGGGAATGTAAAAGTATTGAACTGAACGATCAAGACGTGGTTGCGGACATTGGCGCATACGTTGGAGAGTATTCGCTTTGGGCGGCCAACGCTGGAGCTAAAAAAATATTATCCTACGAACCGACACCGCACACTTTTGAAATCTTGTCTATGAATAAACGCCCCAACATGGAAATATTCAATCTGGCCGTGGTTGGAAATAACGAAAGTCACGCTAATTTACACGTTTCAAAAGGAATTGGCGCAACTAATAGCATTGTAAAATCGTATCGAAAAGCCGGCATAATAGAAGTCAAAACAATTCGATACGAAGACGCCATCAAAAACGCCACGGTTGTCAAGATCGACGTGGAAGGAGCGGAATATTCTTATAACATTATTCAGCCTCAATTGAGAGCGATTATTTTGGAGTTTCACCCAATATCAAAAAAGCCCTGGAAGGAATGGGCTGAAAAAATTATGATCGGGCTGGAAAGAGCCGGTTTTGAGCCTGTTATGCTTCCTTCTTTTCAAAGCGGCTGGAATCTAACTGGAAGCTGGAAAAGATGAATCCCAGATATCCGATTTATATTATTTCCAAAGGAAGATGGGATACACGTCTTACAAGCAAGGCTCTTGAAAAAATGCGGGTGCCCTATAGAATCGTGATCGAGCCGCAAGAACATTTTGAATATTCGAGCTTTATTGACTCAGATAAAATTTTACAGCTACCATTCAGAGATCTTGGTCAAGGTTCAATTCCCGCTAGAAACTGGGTTTGGGAACATGCTCTTGAAGAAAAACATGATCGGCACTGGATTATGGATGATAACATGGACGGCTTTGCGAGACTGTATAAAAATTATCGATATCCAGTGGAGTCGGGCTCAATCTTCAGGGCGGCCGAGGATTTTGTTGATCGATATGAGAACGTGGCTTTGGCTGGATTTCAATATCGATTTTTTACCTCGCCAAGAAGTCCAACGATGCGGCCTTACAAGCTCAACACCAGAATATATTCTTGTATTTTGATAAACAATCACATTGATTTTCGCTGGCGTGGCAGATATAACGAGGACACCGATCTTTCAATCAGAGCTCTAAAGGCTGGCTGGTGCACCATTTTATTTTATGCGTTTCTTTGCAACAAAACTGGAACTATGATAATGAAAGGCGGAAATACCGAAGACCTCTATCAAGGCGACGGCAGACTGGACATGGCTCAATCGTTAGTTGATCAACATCCTGATATCGTTAGAATCACAAGAAAATGGGGAAGATGGCAACACGAGGTCAATTATGAGCCGTTCAAGAGGAACAAGCTAATAAAGAAATCAGATTTGAACATACCCGAAGGAATAAACAATTACGGAATGGTGCTTGTAGATGTCATTTGAAAAAGGGAGTAAAGCAGACGGCAAACATTATTGGCTCACTCCTCCGGATCTAATGAAAGAGATGCAGGAAGAATTTGAATTTGATTATGATCCTTGTCCTTATCCTAAGCCAGAGGATTTAGATGGATTGAAAGCCGAGTGGGGACAATCTAATTATGTAAACCCCCCGTTTGGGAGCTACAAGGACATTGATGGAAAACGAAAAGGACCAACCGCATGGATAAGAAAGGCAATAAAAGAATACAAAAAAGGGAAGCGGGTGGTTCTTGTTTATCCGATAGATAAATGGGTGCACATGATGATTGAGGCTGGAGCGGAAATTAGAAACTTAAAAGACATTAAATGGCTTGCCACAGAAGATGGCTCCGAGGGACCTGGAACTGGAAGATGGGTTGCCATGTTTGTATTAGAGCCGAAGGGTTTTGAGTTATCTAAGAATTATGAGCCGATAACCACTTACGGCGTTGGGCTAAAAGGAAAAGTGCCGATTCAAATAGCAATGTTTGAAGATAAATAATAAAGGTAAACAATGTATAAACCAAATACAGCCAGCCGGGAAATTCTTGCAAGAGCGATGGAATTGATTCAAGAGGTTCCCTATCAGGTATCGCTTCGGTGGGTGTTCTATAAATTATTGGGGGAAAGTTATTACAGCGAAAAAGAAGATTATCTCAAATGGATAAAACTGTCCAGCCGAGCTCGTCACGAAGAATATGACTATTGGAGACCGAATACTCTAGCCGACGATACCAGAGAAGCCATTGTTCGAGGAGAAGGATTTATGGGAACTCCAGAAGAATGGCTGGAAATGACTCTTGAAGAAATCAAGTCTGGCGACTTTGGTTGCTGGATGGACAGAACCGACTACCAAGATTATTACATTGAGCTTTGGTTTGAAGCCAGAGGAATGGCTGACCAGTTCAAGCATTACACCGAGGGAATCACATTGGTTCCAATGGGTGGTCAGCCAAGCATTGTGTATAAATGGGATATCGCAAAGCGATTGGAAAATATAGCTGACAAACATCACGACAAAGAAATAATAATTTTATATTTTGGCGATCTT